CCCATTGGTTAGTTGTTTAAAAGTTCTTTGTTTTCGTATATGTTTCCGATTATTTCTGTAGATTTTTGATTCCAAAATTCAAGAGTATCAAAAAAACCTCTATTGTCTAAATGAGCTAATTGAAAGTTGAAATACTTATTGCTAAAAAAAACTTTCTTTTTAACACCATCCCATTTTGTTAAAATATCCCCCTCATAAATATCAACTCCGTTTTTGTCTTTTAATCCTGTAAATTGCATTATATTATCTTCAAATATCCAACACTTTCCTTTATTATCAATCCACTCAGATTGTGACTTTCCTACGTAAATATCATAAATCATTAAATTTAACTTTTCATGCCATGCTCTAAACTTAATTTCTCTCATAATTCCTATTTATTTAAAGTTACTATTATTGTTATAACACACAAAGCTAATACTACATAGCAGAACTTTTCAAGTGTGTTTATGATTATTTTTTTATCGTGGTTTGTCATTTCTTAATTTTTATA